AGGGCGGGCGTTCACAGTGTACTAATAGCGTAGGACAGCATTTAATAGATTATGGGAAAAAAATACCTATAACCGAACCCGCAACTGAAGAAGCAAAACATTGGGAGGGTTGGGGTACAGCACTTAAACCTGCCTATGAACCGATTATCCTAGTAAGAAAACCACCTGTCGGCTCTATTGCCCAAAATACCCTAGATTTCGGCTGTGGTGGAATCAATATAGATACATGTAGAATAGGGGAAGCGGGTGGAACATTTACAATACCCAAACCGAATGCGAAAACAGTGAATGCGTATGGGGATGGGTTAGGGGGTGGAAAAGTATCAATAGGAAAGGGTAGATTCCCAGCTAACATATTAATTGATGAGCATATTGAGCATGAATCGATGAAACGTTATTTCTATTGCACTAAAGCTAGTAAAAAAGAAAGAGAAGCAGGTTGTAATCAGCTTACTAAAAAAACAAATGCGGAGCTAACGGGTAGAAAAGAGGGTTCAGCTGGGTTAGTTAGAATAAAAAATGGAAAACCCGATGCTAATCCGTATGCAGGTACAAGTGGACAGCAACCACGAGCCAATACACACCCCACTGTCAAGCCCCTCGATCTCATGAGATACCTAGTAAAGTTGATTACACCTCCCAACGGAACAGCGCTCGATCCATTTTGCGGAAGCGGTTCAACGCTGTGCGCTTTAGCACTTGAGAACATGGATGGAATAGGTATCGAATTAAATGAAGAATACTGTGAGATTGCAGAGGCGAGAATTAAGCATTGGGAAGCAGAGAGAAAAGCGAGATTACTATGATGACAAGATACGCATTAAAAGAGGGAGCACGCCCCCCAAAACGAGGCCGAGCTGAGGATGTTGGATATGATCTTACTGTGCTCTCAGTGGAGAGAGCTTCCAAAGAGCACGCAGGTACATGTACATTTATGATTGATTTCGGAGTATCTGTTGAGCCTCCATCGTCTCACTATTTCGAGCTAGTACCTCGTTCGAGTTTAGCGTGGATAGGGTTTATCATGCCTAATTCGGTGGGGGTGATTGATCCAAATTATCGAGGCTCTCTCAAGATGCCTCTGATTTACGTAGGTGAAGCGGAGAATGCAGACAAGCAAGCGAGATCTTTGGTAGGGCGTCGTATTGCTCAACTTGTGTTACGTCCCTATTTATCTTGTGAGTTTGTCGAGGTTTCAGAGTTATCTGAGACAGAGCGAGCGGAGCAGGGTTTTGGGAGCAGTGGAGTGTAGTATGATAAACTAGCTCTAAAGGAGCTCGATTCATGGTACAGATGACAGAGAAACAGCTTGCTATTGTATTGCTTGATTTAATCGGAAGTACTGCGTTTGTCCAGCGTATGGGTGCAATGAAATCAGCGCAGTGGCTACAGTATCATGATCGAGAAACACGCTCGCTCTTGTATAAGTTTTCGGGACGTGAGATTGATCGATCAGATGGGTTCATGTTGTCATTTGAGAACATTGTGGACGCTGTGAACTTTGGACTGTGGTATCAGAAAACAATTCCGCAGAAAACCAAATTGAACACGAGGATCGGGATTCATTGGGGGGCAGTGGTAGAAGTTCAACAAGATGAGATGTACACGCTCGCCAATGCGAAGACGATAGAGCTAGAGGGGATCGCTAAAAATGTGACAGCGAGAACGATGAGTGTATGTAGCGCAGGACAGGTACTACTCACAAAAGAGGCTTTCATTGCAGTGAGAAACCGAACAAATAGATTCACGCCTCCCAATACAAGATATGCGTGTGTTGGGCTATATCGATTTAAGGGCGTGAGAGAGCCTGTGCAATTGTATGCAGTCGGGGAAACAATTGAATCATTGCAACCACCTCCTACGTCAGAGAAAGCGAAGCGGTTAGGAGGGGCGAAGCGAATCAAGTCGAGGATGCGAGATCGGCAGTTTAAAGAGTGGTTTGTGTGGTTCTCGATTAGAGTAGCGTGGTTATCGTTTTTTTGGTTATGGTGGCTCATGTACCCAGCGATTTTAAGTGAACATGCTCGTCGTATGAGTGGGGTTAATGGTTATTTATGGTGGATCGATTCACTCGTATCTTTTTTCATGTTTTGTAAACAGTTATTACTCGAGGGACTATGATGCAAGATGATCAAGAGTTAAAAGCGAAACGAGGATGGTGGTTTTCTGTCATTTTTTTGATACTGATTATCCTATTAATCTTGTTTCTCAGTTATGTAAAGGTGGTGAATGAAAACAGGGATGTACTTGTCGGGATTTTGGGCGTGCTCACAGGCTCGATTTCGTCGATGATGGCGATTGCGAGCGGTCGAGACCCCTCGGAGGTCGAAGAGCTCAAAGATAAATTGAGCAAAGCGAATGCTGATCGAGAGGCGTTAATTGCGAGATTGAGAGACGCACAAATACAGCTTCAGCTCAAGAATGAGCAATTGATTGAGATACAAAATGCTGTGATAAATAAGCTATCGATGTTTGCAGGTTCGCAGATCATCAAAACCAAATCAGAGAGAGACGTTGTACTAGATCCGAATGTCGAGCAGTGGTTAGACCCCAAAGCTCGAGGGTGATTTATGGTACAATGTACCGAGGCTAAAGGAGTATAATTATGGATACGAATAACAGAGTTTCACGTTGTTTAGATCGTGCTTTTGAGGAACATGCGCTCAATGTTACCGAGCCCCCAAGAGGGTATTGGGTAGACAAAGAGGGTACAGTGTTACGTCAACCGAAAGCAGGAAAGTTCATAGAAGCAACAGGAGCGCAGAGCACCGAGCACACTGCGAAGCATATTATTAAATATGTCGAGGAGGGCTTAGAGTGGCGACTAGATAAACCTTATTGTAACAGCGCTAACTTGAAGCGAGGTGGGTTCTCTTGGTGCGGAGCGTTTCAAGCATACTGCGATAGAGAGCTCAAGCAAAGTATCCGTAAAAAAGTGATGCCCTCCACATATCGCCTCTATGAGTTTTGTATCGGTACAGAGAGACAGGTTTCGCTCGATCAAATCGAAGCTGGTGATATTGTTGTAGTAGGTCGAAAAAACGGGAAACGATGGGGAGCGCATATCACGAGAGCGGTAAACGTGTGTGAGGAGTATGTCGAATGTATCGAGGGAAATGCGCATGGTGAGCTCGGTGATGGGAGTTGGGGAGAGGGTGTCATCATCCGCAAGCGTCCATTTAAAGGGTATGAGAGTGAGGGCGAGTCTCGTATCATGTTCGCTTATCGCTTTTTGGACGAAGATTACGAGGGATAAACCATGAAAACACATAATCCAAACCCGAGTTACATAGAGTTTTTGAGAGACCTAGCGATCAACGCTGAGGATGTAATCGAGAAAGCGATGAAAGGGGGGAGCGTGGGTGAACGCACTTCCATCCCACAAGCGCATGATTTAAACCCTTGGGACTCGACAAGTGCCTATGGAGACACCTATCGAGATTCAACGCATGAGGGAACTCTCGGTTTAGATTATGATGTTTTATTGCAGATGTCTCGAGTCCCTGTGATCAGTGCGATCATTCAAACGAGAATCAATCAAATCGCTGAGTTTTGTAATCCGCAATCTGATCCATATAGCGCAGGGTTCAAGATTGAGTTGAGAGATAAAGATGCTGAGTTGACGGACGAAAAACGTAAGCAGATCAGCGAGTTGACGAGATGGCTAGAGACCTGTGGTGAGGGTTATAAATATGGGGGCGCTGTAGACTTTGAGTCATTTATTCGAATGATTCTAAGAGACTCGCTGACGTATGATCAATGTTCATTTGAAGTATTGAAAAATAAAAAAGGCGAAGTGACGGGGTTTGTCCCTGTTGACGCTGGGACAATACGTCGCTCAGCAACAGACACCGAAGAGCGTAAACAAGGACGCCGAGATTGGACAGAATCAGCGTTTATCCAAGTGATCAACGGACAAAAGGTCGCTGAGTGGGATGCGGATTCATTGGCTTTTGGGGTGAGGCGTCCCCGTACATGGATTTATGCTCGTGGCTATGGGTATCCCGAGCTTGAGGAGTTGATTAGAACAGTCACATACTTAGTCAACGCTGAAACATATAATGCAAGTAACTTCACAAATGGTATTCATGTGAACTCGATTCTAGCTGTTAAAAGCAAGATGAGTCCGCAGGTATTCCGAGCGTTTAGACGTGATTTCTATGCAATGCTAAGCGGAGCGCATCAAGCGAAGCGGACGCCCATCTTACAACTAGATCCCGAGGCAAATGAAGAAGTATCAAGCGTGAATCTCGGACAAAGTGCTGAAGAAATGGGTTACGCAACGTGGATGGGGTATCTCACAAAAATCGCTTGTGCAATTTATCAAATAGATCCTGCGGAGCTTGGTTTTGTGTACGGAGCTGAGGGTGTCACGAGTACATTAAGTACAGGGGGCGCTGAGTCTCGAATTACATCATCTAAAGATCGAGGATTGCGTCCACTACTAAGACAAGTGCAAGGATGGATAAATCGATATATCTTGCATCCAATAGATCCCGAACTTACGTTTCGTTTTTGTGGTTTAGATGTGACGAGTGCTGAGGCTGAATTGAAACGGCGTATCGATGCGGTGAGTCACTATAAAACAATTAACGAGGTTCGCCAAGATGCAGGACTCGAGCCCCTTGAGAAAGGGGGTGATATTGTACTCAATCAAACCTTTATCACAGCGTTGTCGATGGGGGATGAGGGTATGGAAGAGGGTGCTGATTTCGATGATGCAGAAACAGAGGACGAGGGTGCAGACTTCGATGATGCAGAAACAGACGAAGAGGGTGCAGATTTCGATGATGCAGAAACAGAGGACGAGGGTGCTGATTTCGAGAAAGCGAATCCTCATCAAATTAAAGTGAGTATAGAATTATGAGTTTTTCTAGGATCGTCGATGAGCTCATCGATACAATAATAAAAGGAATCCCAGCGAAATACTCGCATATTGATTTTGTACCTCCGAAGGGTGTGCAAACTTCAGCGAAGCGAGGTTTAGAGTTACGTCGTGAGCATGGGCGAGGTGGCTTGTCTACATCGGAAGCAGGAAAAAAGGGAATCGGAAGCGGAGTTCAGCGTGCTTCAAACTTGATGCGAGGGGATCGGATGAGTCCTCGTACAGTGAAGCGAATGCATTCGTTTTTTAGTAGACACAGCGCATACAAAAAGCACCATGACGACAAAAGTTCACCTGCATACATTAGTTGGATGTTGTGGGGAGGGGATGAGGGTCAGCGTTGGAGCGCTAAAGTGGTTGATCAAATGAAACGAGCAGATGAGGAAAACAAATGAAACTACATCTTGAAGCGACGAGCTCAGAGCTCACCGATTACGATCTTGATACATTGACACAACGTATCATCGAGGTCGCTCCCCTAATTGCTCACAATGCGTTCTCAGATTCGCTTGTAAAAGCGTCTGAGCGTGCAGACACACCAGCAGAACCGCACGAGAGAATAAAGGGCTCTAAGCGCAATCCTAAAGGCTCAGCGAGATCAAAAGAATCAGCGAGCTCAATTAAGTTGAGTGAATCTGTAATCAATGCGCTTAAAGATGACGTTAAAGAGCACAACGAGAAAGCCAAAGAGAATTGGCAACGAGTGACACTTGCGACACTGAAAGCGGTGTGGCGCAGGGGCGCAGGGGCTTTCTCTGTATCACATCGTCCGTCTCAGAATAGACAAAGTTGGGCATTTGCTCGAGTAAATGCATTTCGTAAGATCGTGATGGGGGGAGGAAATCCCAAGTTCGTGCAAGATAATGATTTATTGCACTCTGATCACCCACGAAACAAAGTAAAAAAAGCACACTGCCACGATCCTGCGTGTTGTGGTGACGCTCTAAACAAAGCACAGACTGCGAGAGGTGGCGAGATTGATCTTGTTTCAGAACTCGCAGAGCAAATGACTGATTTATATGTAACTAGATTAAATGGCTTAGAGAACGCAATCAGACAAATAGACCTAGAGGACTCAGAGAATGAATAACATGTTTACGTTTAGTCAGTTTGTAGATGAATTATTTAAAGCTCATGGTCACCGCTACATCAAGCGCATCCCTTACATGACTCCCAAGGGTCGCCGTTATCGTTACATTTACAAAGTTCATCACACCCACAAGGGTAAACAGGCAATGCATGAAGATCACTTGGATGTGGGTACAAAGTTCATGATGCACACTGAGAGCGGTAAAGAAGTTCATGGTCACATCAAGAGTGTGGACGGCGATAAAGTCACTTACGTGATCGATGATGGGGCGGATAAAGGTAAAGAGGTGACAGGGACTAAAGCTGAAATCCTCGCAATGCTCAACGAGAAGCATGGTGTTGAAGAGAAGCTACAAGAGAAACGAGATCAACTAAAAGCAGACATCGAGCAAGCAAAGAAAACAGGTACTGAGAAACAAGTTGCTAGATTAGAGGCTCAGTTAAAGAGGTTGGGCGGTGAACCTGCTAAAGAGAAGCCAATTAAAGAGGAGTCAACAGAGTCTTTTACATTGGACATTGAAGCCCTAAAAAGCACAATAGAGGAAAATGGAGCGCTTTCGGGTAGTAATTTCCTCATTCGACATAAAGCCAAGTTACTTGAGGGTAATTTAACAGCAGACCGACTAAAAGAGGTTTTAAAAGCGTATGAGGATCACGTTGAAACTCCGCTTTATGAGTATCTAAAGAAAATTAAAAAGAAGTTTCTTGTTAACTTTTATGTTGAGACTTTTGGGTATTGGGGTGCTATTGGAATAGGGAACGAGAAAAAAGGTGAGATCATTGATCGGATTATGCACAAGATACTCGCTCGGGCAGTGACAACGGATGTCATTGAACCTCGACTAAATACATATAGTATGGACGCGTTCCTTGGTGCTGGTAAAAAAGAAACAAGAGCAGATAGAATCAAGCGACTTGTACGTGAGTATACAGACGAAGACGCAAAAAAAGACATTGAGCTTCATCAAGCGGATATAAAAGCAGAAAAAGAGAAGCAAGAAAAAGAGGAGGAAGTTCTCAAGAACCCTCAAACTTTAGAAGACTACAAAGCACTTAAAGAAATTAAAGAAAAGCGAGGCGAGCAATTAACAGACGCTGAACGTGTGAAATATAACGATCTATGGTCAAGAGATCTCAAAGAAAAGAAAGCGACCAAAAAAGAAAGCTCAGCACCTAAAAAAGTGAATGTTGGGGGCTTCGAGACATTCGATACAAAGCACACTAAAACAGGTAAAGATTTATATGTAGCTCGAGGCCAAGCAAGGGTAGATCGAGACGAGTTCAATCGTTTACGCTCGGAAGCGAAAGCCCTCGGAGGATACTACTCAAGTTACAGTACAACTCGAGGATTTATATTCCCCACACCCGAGGCAAGAGAGACCTTTCTAAAGCAGAACGCTGGAGAGAGTGCAGTCGAGACTCAAGAGAAAGTTGATCCTAAGCAAAAGAGAGTCGAGAAACTCAAAGATCTATTGGATTCTCGAGAGTCAAAGGCAAAAGACGCACTTAGCGCAGATCGCAAAACAAACACAGCAAAGCGAGCAAGAGAGGCGAGATATGCGACAGAAAACGCATACGCTGAGATTGATCAAATCAATAATAGACGCAAGATTCTGAGCGCAATAGAAAGTGGAAAAGCGTATCATTTAAGCGAAGTGAGTACACTTGCTGACATGGATATGCTTGAGTCTATTATTAATCGAATTAAGTATCGAGAGATTCACGACGAGAACAGGAAAAGAATGGATGGGGGAGCGTCGTATCAGTACGATAAAGTGAGAGACGAGATCTTTGCTAAACCCCTAACACAAGATGCTCTTGAAAAAGAAGACATGCACCCTCATCGCCTAAAAATGCATGATCGGGATGTTAAAAGTTTACTAAGTTATCTAAAAACCAATGATGGAAAAGCAAAACGAGGTGCAAAGACTTTAATTACAGCGCTTAATACTGCATTAAGATTAGGAGAAAAAGAGAAAGCTCGAGTTTCCGTAGGTAACTTAAAAGAGATTTTGAAGTATGTTCCAGCAAACGAGGCTAAAAGCTCTTTTGTTATTGAGAGGGTGACTGAGCATATTAAAGATTATAATCGAATGATCAAATTAAACATAGGTTCGGGGAGAGAGTTATTCTCGGCTCTCAGAGAATATGAAGACATTGTTTATTCTCGTACAGCAGAAGAAGAAAAAGCGCATCAAGATGCATTAAAAGAGAAGAAAAGACGAGAGGACATGATGCGTCGAGGTGAGTTTGCCCGAATGAACATCCCCTCCTACTTCCCGACACCTCCGAAAGTAATAGATCGCATGATTGAGCTCTCGAAGATCCATGAGGGCGAGACAGTTTTAGAACCGAGTGCTGGCGCTGGACATATAGCAGATCGACTTAGAGCACAGGGGGCGAATGTGAGTGCGATTGAGTTTAATGCAAGCCTCCGAGAGTATCTTGAAGACCAAGGGCATGAGATAGTTGGAAACAATGCGCTTGAACATACTGAGAAGTATGATCATGTAATTATGAATCCACCATTTGAGAAACAAGCAGACATTGAGCATGTAACACACGCATTCAATAATAATCTTGTAGAGGGAGGGCGTCTTGTGGCTGTAATGTCTTCAAGTGCGATGACTCGAGATAATCAGAAAGCAAAAGATTTTCAAGCTCTTGTAGATAAGTATGGACATTATGAGAGTTTACCCGAGGGATCATTTAAAACGAGCGACAGACAAACAGGAGTGAACACGATCCTAGTAACGCTTGATCTCCCTGTTCATGGACTAGAAAAAAGCTTCACATTCACCAACGCAGTAGATGAATTACTTAGAGGACTCAGAGAATGAATAACATGTTTACATTTCTTAGTTGGTTAGATGAATTATTTAAAGGGCATGGGCATCGCTATATCAAGCGAATCCCGTACATGACTCCCAAGGGTCGCCGTTATCGTTACATTTACAAAGTTCATCATAGACACAAGGGTAAGCATATTCTTGACCCTAAAGACATGAAAGAGGGAGCTAAGTTCATGGTTCACTCTGAGAGTGGTAAAGAGGTACATGCTCATATTACTGCTAGAGTAGGAAACACTGTGACCTTTGTATATGATGATGGCGACAAAAAGGGACAAACTGAAACTGTCCATGTTGATCGCTTAGCTAAGTTAATCGACGAGGCTGTTGAGGTAGGCACGAAGCTACGAGAACAGCGAGCTAAATTAACCGAGGATATAGAGCAAGCAAAGAAAACAGGCTCAGAGAAGCAGATACAGCGCTTAATAGATCGTCGATCAAATGTAGATAAAACAATAGATGAGAGTCACTTGTTTCTCGATCATCCAGCGTATAAACGAGGTGGATCTCCGTTTATGGCATTGATTGAACAGATTCAAGATGGATTAGATACATTTTTAGAGGGAGATCGCTCAGAGCTTCTCGCTCTACTAGTTAATAATGGACTCATCGAAGAAGTAGCTAGCGATGAAAATGAGACTAAGTATGCAGTTACTGACGAGGGGCTTGCTAAATACAATGCTTACATTGAAGAAAAAATAGAGGAGCAAGCAGAACCTCAAGCACCAGCAACCGAAGAAGAACTAGAAAAAGAGCCCGATTTAATCCCCGATCCCGAAGATCATTTTGAGCCCGAAAAAGATACACGCTTTAAACCAAGACGCCGATTACCCGATTTAGGTGAGATCATTGCAGGGGCTCGCAAGCACATGCAGAGTCGAGAACTCACTGAAGCGGAAATGCGTAAGAACTTCACGAGGGAAAAACTGACAGGATGGAAAGGGTTAATCAAAGAAGCGGATACACTGCAAGAAAGTGGAAACACACCCTCAGCATCGATTTTGAAACAAGCAATCATTGAATCTATATCAGCGACTCCGTTTAAACTAGGTAAAAATGACCCAAAAACAAAACTAGTATGGACAGAAACGGGAGACGTTGCGACAGAGGACGCAGGTACTGTTTACAAAGATGGTGTTGAGTTTGTAATGAAGTCGCTCGATGCTTGTAAAACAGAACAGGATGTATTGACTTTCCTATATGAGTGGTCTCAATTAGCTTCGTTACGTCCAATGAAAAGACCTAAGATGCATCCGAGGTCTTACAAGACACTTGAAGAGGCGGTAAAAAACAAAGAGCAGTATGATGGAACGATTGAGCATACGACAGGTAAGTATGGGGACTTAGTAAAAAAACGACTTGTTTCTGAAAACGGAGAAACAATTGAGGAATACGTAACAAAAAGCGAATACAAGTTTGTTTTCTCTCGAGTTAGAGAGGATGGAAGTGTTGAGCGTTTGTTTGATGGGGGGGCAAGCTCTGAAAAGAGTGCGATTCTACGTTTACAAGGAGATTCATCGTTAAGAGTTACTGTTGAGCGATCTGATCGCATAGATACAGATGGCGGATACATGACAGATTTTACAACAGTGGGTAAACATCTTGATGCTTCCGCTTTAGAGGGTCTCAAAAACATCGCTGAGGGGGAAACAAAGTATCAAAATGCACGTTATTTAGATGTACCTAATGCTAAGCGTCGTCAAATGAATGTAATGACTCAAGTGCTCTCGGGAGTACCTACGTCGCCCTCTGAAAAAGAGATTGAAAAGTATGCTCATCTTGCGTCGAAATTAAGCCCTCAGCAATTTGAGAAACTAGTCACAAGGGATTTTGAGCAACGTAGGCGAAAATATATAAAAAGTAATCCTATGTTTAATCTAATCATATACGGAGTAGAGAAGTATTCGGCAGACGTTGATACAAAGTTGGATTTTCCGAGTTTCTACAAGCCTAAAAAACTGCATGACATGTTTAAGCGAGCTGAGCAATTTAGCGGAAAAGAGTGGGATGATCCTGCTGTTGCTAGTTTCTTTGAAAAATCAGCAGTAAAGAAGAAAGCAGGCTGGAGATTTAAACGAGAGGCGAGTGGGACTGCGGTTCGTGTTGGTGGTGTGGAGCTTCCTAAAAATATTACTCAAGAGGATTTATTGTCTCAAATGAATCTAAGGGGCTTACAGTGGGGCAAAGCGATGACTCGCACAGATCAAGATACACATGTAACAAATGCGTTCGGTGCTTTTTCTGACTTGGCCTCTATCTTAGGAATGGAAGCTCGAGAAATGGGCTTAAAAGGTGAGTTGGCGATGGCCTATGGAGCAAGAGGAAAAGGGCGAGCTAAAGCACACTATGAGCGCAATGAAAGGGTTATTAATTTAACTCGTAGAACAGGAGCTGGATCACTTGCTCATGAATGGGGACACGCTCTCGATCACTTATTACATTCTCACTATGGTATTGAAAAACCTACTTATACTATATTCGATAGTGAGGGAAATGGTAATTCGGACAATTTACTCTCGACTCAAATCTTCCATGCGGAGCATAATCCCTCAATACATAACAAACTACCTCCGAAGATAAAAAAAGCATACGAGGACGTAGTAAATGCGATGCTGTATACACCCGTATCAGCGCCAACAGAGCAAGATATAAAACAGGTTTCTAAGCAAATAAATGAACTAGAACGGACTAGACTTGAGCTAAAAGCGAAAGCTCGCAAAGCACGACAAAGCGCAGATTTACTTTTTGAGGGGCGAGACGAAAGCTCATACGTTGACGAGCACAATGAACTCGTACCACAAGAAAACCGACTTAGAGAACAGCGTACTTTTTTACGTACTATTGCAGACCCTAATCCAGCACATTATCCAGCTTCCAGCAAAGACGTGTATGAAAAAAGATTACAAGAAAAGAAATTAGCACGAGAAAAAGCACCTAGTCGATACAAAGCGGATGCCGACGTGATTGGTACGACAGGTTATTGGGGGACTGTAAAAGAAATGTTTGCACGAGCGTTTGAGTCTTATATCCAAGATGAATTAACAACCAAGGGACAAAAAAACACGTACCTCGTAAACGGGACGCAGAAGATTCAAGAAACAGGTAAACAGTCGAGGCTTACTCCAAATGGTGAACATGCACAAGTATACCCACAAGGGGCTGAGAGAGCCCGAATTAATCAAGCAATGAAGCAACTAGTAAACGTTTTGCGTGATGAGGGTGTTTTAAGTAAGTCTCTAGTTCACTTAGATACAGAAAGCTTCACATTCACGAGCGTAGTAGACCAATTACTTAAGGGTCTCCGATGATCATTGACGAGTTTACAAAAGAAGTCGAGCGCTTGACTCAAATGTATCATGATGCATTCCTCATCGATCTCTTTGGGATTGAGGGGAGTGGATTATCTGAGTCGAGAATCGAGGAGCTCAGAGAAGCACAGTTAATCAATGAAGCGATGAATGTTGGGGGGTTCGCTCCGTTCGAGTTCATGATGGGCGCTGGACATATCTTCTCAGAGAATCCCGACCGAGAGGACGAGTTACGTCGTTATGGTATCGAGGAGTTTGAGCCTCTTGTCTCTGTGATGGTCAACGATTTACGCACTAACCCGAGAGAGGTGCAAGGGGTCGTAGAAACAAGCTCAGTGCCACCACTACCGCAGGGAGTAGCGCCCTTTACGCCTCCGCCTCCACCTCCCGACT